GCCGGGGGCGGGCTCCGGATTCGGCGGGACCAGTTCGACGGTCGTGTCCAATCCCATATAGCAGCTGTTCGGGTCTTTCGCCAGGCGGTCCCGCACTTCGCTGGGGTCGATGATGCCGGCGGCCACATAGGCGCAATCCGTGGCGCCGTCCTTGGCCCGAATATCCGCCTCTTCGCCTGGCGTCATTTGGAACAGGGGCACGAAGGCGACGCCAATGTCCGGGTCGATTTCCCCGAACAAGGAAAGCTGTACCGTCTTCAAAATCACTTCCAGCGGTTCGCGCCAAAAGGCTTCCTGTTGCGCCGCAATCCAATCGTAAAAAATCCGAATCTCGCCGTCGCTGCTGGCGTTCAAGCCGCTGGGGGAAATGCCGGTAAGGATAATGGCAGGCATGCGGGACACGCTGCACATATGTTCTTGGCTTTGGGCTTGGAGTTCATGCAGGCCGGAAAGCGGGGTATTGATTTGCACCAATTCTTCCCGGTCCTTGTCAAGCAGCATCAAGCCCTTGTTGCTCCGCGTGGCCGTGAATAGCTCCGCACGGGCGAACAGATCGGCGCCGTCGTCATCGCCCTGCAAAACTTGGTCCATGCTAGTGGCAAGGGCGGTAATGCTGAAATTGTTAAGCAGGTCCGACACGCTTTGCCGCGTGCGGAGCCAGTTGTCGACGTAGGGTTCCGCAAGCTGGGAAAGGCTCATGCCGGCGAAGTTGAAAGCCGGTTTCAGAATGTCCGGAAGCGGCCGGGTTACGACCGTCATCAGGCGCGACGCGTGGACCTCTTGGCCCAGCATGAACCACTTGGACGGCTTGTAAAAATCGGCCGCCGCTGGGTCCAAGGCGTTATAGCCGGCGGGCGTGGTCCAAATGGCTTCCACGGGGACCACGCGGGCAAGGCTCCCTTTCTTGACCGTGCGCGGGTCCAAGATGAGCGGGGTTCCGCGGTCGGCGCCGTCAATCTCAAGGAAGATTTGCGCCCGCCCGAAGTAACAGTCGTTTTCCGCCGCACGCTGGAAGACGCCGCGGACGTTGAGCCGCTTAAATTCGTCTTCAATCATTTTGATTTTTTCGGCGGTATCCGTGTCGTCGTCTTGCTTGCTGGTGAATTCAATCCATTCCCGCGTCAACTCAGTCGAGAGGGTAGAAGCGAACGCCCGGAACTCCGCACGGGTCGCCAGTTGCGAGAGGTACGCGAACCCGGGGAAGCCGCCGCCGGGGAAGGTTTCGGCCGCAAAAGCGTAAGGGTTCGCGTCCATTGCCAGCACGGGGGCTTCCACACCGGCCGGGACGACGCCGGGTGCCAGCTTGGGCGGCTTCACGGGGAAGTCGTAGGACTTGGCGGGCTTGGCTGATTCCCTGGCCTTGTTGGCGGCACGCTTCAACCCCTGGCCGCGTTTGGCCGGGGGCGTCGCTTTCTGGTTGCGCCGGAGTGCTGGCGCTGGCTTTTTTGCTTCGGGCATGGTCGACGCTCCGGGTAAATTTTGGGTCATTGTAGCGGTCGGCGTAACTTTCTGCAAAATACCTGTTGACATAGGTAAATAATTTATCTATAGTACGCATACCAACTCAACGAACAGGAGCGACAAAAATGCATTCTTTTCTACTTCTCGACGGGAAAGTTCAAAACTGGGAACGCTTCATGCAAGGGCCAAAACTCACCGAAGGTTGCCATTGGCACAATGCTTACGACAACGTTTGGATTGAAACCAAAGGTGAAGTCGAAAGTGTAGACCCCAACAAGAGTACGCTATTTGGTTATGACGAAGATGAATTTTTAGCCAGGCAATACAGGTAACCCCAAGCCCCGCAAGGGGCTATCCCCGACCCATGGCTTTGTTAAGGGCCTCTTGGGTAATTTTCAGCTTGTTGAACAGCGGGAAGAGGCGGCGCAACGCTTGGGTCGTGGCGTCGACTTGGTCGTTATTGGCGCCGGCCGGGAATGCCGTAAGTTCCCCGACCAACTCCTTGACCTTGCCGTCGCCGCGGAATAGGTGGTCGCTCCAATCCGGGTGCGGAAGCCACACGTTACCCGCTTCCCAATAGCTGGTTACGGCGTGCGCCCGTGCCAGCTTGGAGCCGTCCGGTTCTATGGGGATGATGCCGGAAACGGAGCCCTTGAGGGTGTCGATAACCGCGGGGCCGTTGGCCTTGTCTTCTATCAGGATTTCCCGGACCTTGGGCCATTCGTTCTTTAGCTTGATGACTTCCCCGACGGTCTTGGTAAAGGACATGCGGGCGCGAACCTGGCCCAGCAAGTAGGCATTGGCTCCAGCCTTCCCCCAAACCTGGCCGACGACAAAGTCCGTGCCGTCCGTGTCCTTAAATGTGCAATCCCAGGAAGCCAAGACCTTGTCGAATTTGGCCGGCAAGTCCTTGGGGAAGTAGTAGCGCAAACCGCTTTCCTTGAAGACGTTGCCGCCCAGCGCCCGCGGGCATTGCTGGTACATGGCCGCCCACCAGTAGTCGGAAAACAGCCCTTTGACTTCTTGCAGGAATGCCAGGCTTTTAAGTTCGGGGACCAATGGCCCCTTGGGCAAGTTCGGGTTGTAGCCCACTTCCCCGGGCAGGTTGATTGCCGGGAAGCGCAACACGGTAAGCCGCGGGTCGCCCTTGAAGTGGGAGCAAATGCGGGCCGGCAAATCGTCTTCGGCCCAGCTTGTCGCCATGATGATTTGCCCGGAGTTCTCCGAAAGCCGCGTCGTGAAAACGGATTGATACCAGTTCCAATGCCCTCCCTTGGTCGTGGGGCTCAAGGCTTCTTTTTCGTTCTTGACCGGGTCGTCGATGATGCCCACGTCGACCGGGCGCCCCGTGAGGCCGGAGCCGACGCCGACGCCGATGTAGCCGCCAGCGCCGCCGGGCGCCGTAAATTCCCCGGTGCGGTTGACGTCATAGCGGCGTTTCTCCGCGGCCGTGGGGAACAAGCGGCGGTGTTCGTCCGACGCCAGGTTGCGCCGCACGTCTTGGGCCATGGCGCCGGCCAGGTCGTCGCCGTAGCTGGCCGCACCTATGCGCCAATCAGGGAACCGGCCCAGGATATAGGCCGGCAATTTGCGGCTGACAATCTCCGACTTGCCGTGCTGGGGCGGGGCCTGCAATACCAGAATTGGCCGCCGGCCGGCTTGCATGTCGATGATGAACAGGTCGAGGGCCGCGCATACGGCCGCGCTAAAGCCGCTTTGCTTGTACTTGCGATTAGTGAAATTGATGTAAGCGGCCAGGCTCCGACGGGCTTCACGGCGCCGCAAGAGTTCGGCCGCCGCTTCACGCTTCGTCGGTAGCATCGGACGCCTTGAGAATTGCGGCAAGCTGGTCGTCGCTCAAGTCTTCCGCGGACAGGTGCGCCATTGCCAGGGGGCCGCCGCCGGGGCCGCTGATTTCCTTTTTGTCGACCATCATGCCCAAGTATCGCGCCAGGTTGGTGACGGCGGCGTCTTGGTCCCGCATGTTGATCTTGATGCCGTTGCGCGTGCGCTCGGCGCCAGCGTACAGGGGCGACCGGACTTTGCGGGTATCGGCCACATGCACGTCGGCAAATCCCTGGCCGCCGCACTCCGGGCAATCCTTGGCCGGTTCCTTGTTCGGGTCGTAGCCGAAGCCGCCCATGCCGTCCGGGGCTTCCTTGCCGTTGTCAATCGCATGGTCGACGGCCCTGGCATATTCCGCTTCCGTCCATTGGTATTGATGGCCGAAGCCGTAGCAATGGCGGCAACAGGTCCGTCGAACTTGAACCAGGGCGTTAGGGTTCGCCGTTGCAATCTTGGCCCACTGGCCGACGACCCATTCGGGCGTAATGCTTGCCGCGACGGCCAGTTCTTCCATGCGTTCTTTGATCGCCTTAGAAATTTCAATGTTTTTCAATAGCAAATGGGCCTGTTGACCGGCGCCATTTGCCGAATATCCGGCGCGAATGGCGGCTTGCGTCGCGTTTTCATCGACACAGTATTCATTCACAAATCGGCGTTGTTTGGGTGTCAGGCTCATAGTGCCCAAATGATAGCGCCAAGCGGCCACAAGTGGCAACCACAACGAAGCGTCGCCCCGGGCGGCGTGGCCCATTTCCCTAATACCCCATTCAACCCCGGCCCTAAATTTTACGGTGTGGTAACGTAACCCCTTGATTCTATTACTCTATTTCTCTCTATACCCCTATACCCCGTTAAATATATAGATTGTATACGTACAGATAGCATCCTATACTATGCTATGTCATATCATATGTATATGACGTGTATACGGCCAGCGGAGTAGACCCCATGCGCAAAACCGGGCCGGGGTGGTAAAAATCCTATAAAACGCCGGGATATATTGCGCACGGCGTCGGCTTCGGGGTATCATGTCGGCTAAATTTAAGGGGAATCCTATGCAAATCCTATCCCGTGCGGAAGCCAAGGAAAAACAACAAGCGACCTATTTTACCGGCCAGCCCTGCAAGAATGGGCACGTCGCCAAGCGTTACACGCAATCCGGGACGTGTTCGGAGTGCATCAACGGCAACCGGAATAAAATTGCGGACCCTATGGCGGCCGCGAAGCGTGAAGCCAAGGCGGAATTGGTCAAGGTGCGAATCAGGGCATACGATAGCGACCGGGATGCGCTGGCGGCTTCCGCGTGGGCGCTGGCCGTCATGCGTTACCCGATGTTGCAACTAGGCGACGTCGACCCGCGGCATCTGCCCCAGGACAAGGCGGGCGGAACCGGGTTGTATGCGTTCTATTGCCACAATGAAGACGTGCCCCAGCTTCGCCAGATAACCGACGGCATGCTCAAGGCCCACAAGGCGGACGTCGTGGCCGTCAGGCGTGCCGCGTTCGGGCCGGCGGCCGATGGTCGCCCCGTACCCGACCAGGCCGGGGAGCCATGGCCGGGCGACCCTGATTACAAATGAGTATCGGGCCGCTTGGCGGCCAGGTAGTTGCAACGGGCGACGGCGATGCTCAAGCCGTCCGGGTCGCGGGGATAAGCACTGTCGCTTGTGCTATAAGTCACGCCTTGCACCATCACGGCATAGGCTTTGCCGGTATCCAAGACCCAATAGCTGCCGGCTTCGTGCTTTATATCGCGTTCGCGGTAGCTCATGGCTTCGTCCACATCCAAAATGATTCAACAAACTTTTCGACCGTCGACTCTGCAATAGGGCCGGATGCCAGAAGATTGCCGGAAGTGCTGGATTGAAAGCGGACTCGCTTACCTTTGATGACTACGCAAACTCCAAGTGTTTTGTCGCCCCGGCAGATTTGGCCTTGTAGACCGAGAGTTGCGCCATATTGTGCAAGTGCCGTAAGTACCTTTTCCATTCTCTTTGCTCCGTTCGTTGAGTTGATGGAGCCAGTATAGATAAATTATTTATCTATGTCAACAAGAAAAAGCCCGCACGCGGCGGGCAATCTCAAATTTATTTTTATTCCGGCTTCTTGATGCCGCCCAAGAGTTCGGCCAGGGCCTTGCGAAGCTCCGGGGACAGGTGTTTGAATCCCGGGTCGGCCTGCACCTTGGTCAACGTATCGTAGAAGACCGGCGCCGCTTTCTTCACAGCCTTTTTGAAGTCGGCCCCGGGCATGGCCTTGGCGGTCACACGTCCGCCCCCGGCTTTGACCACGGCGGCCAGCAACACGTCGGTCGCCTTGTCCCCGTGCTTCTTGATTGCGTCAATTGCCGTCGTGGCCGATATGACCGATTCCATAACCATTTTGCGGATAGGAAGCGGGGCGCCGGCCAGCGCCAGCAAGCCGTCGACGTATTGGGCGGTCGAGTACCCCACACGGCGGGCAATCTCTTTGCTGTCCCAGCCGAAGGCGGCCAGGCGCTTACACACGACCGCTTGTTCGTAGGTGGTCAGGGGTTCGCCTTCGTTGCCCACAATCAGGTCGACGGTAAGGTCTTCCATGCCCGTACCCTTGGGCTTGATAACGACCGGCACATGGGGCACGTCGACGCCTTCGCTGATCGCCAGGTGGACGGCTTCTTGCCGGCGGTGCCCGCCCGTGACGTAGATAACGTCGGCGCCGTCTTCACGCGCCACGAAGCCCGACAAAGGCTTGTCCTTGTAATAGCCGTTTGCCTTGATGCTGTCCGCAATCCAGCGCACGCGGGCCGTGTACGCATCGTTCTTCACGCGGGCATTGAAGCCTTCCAGCACGCGGAGCCGGTCGGGCGCCACTTGCCACAGGTCCGCACTCACGGCCCCGGCGTCCTTCATTGCGGCTTTGACGTTGCCGGCCGTTAGATTGCTGTCGAATTCTTCCATTTGTTCACCTCTCCAGGTTAGTTAATACGGGTCGCATGGGAATGGGGGCGTCGCATCATGTGTGGGCCGGTGCAAGAGGGAAGGGAACGCGGCCGGAGTTGTTCGCCTGTTCGTATGCCTTGGCGGCTTCGGCGGCCACTTGGATGGCGCGGGCGGGGCTGTCGTGGCGAATGAACAAACGCGGCTTGCCGCCGTCAGGAAGCACCAAATTATTGACACGGCCGTCGACCAAGGCGGGATGATATCCATAGCCCAGGTCGTGCAACATTTCTTTGCGCTTGGTATGCGTGACGCGGCGGGCGGCGCCCAGGCGTTCCAGAAGGCGGTCGAGTTGAATAGACGATATCCAGCCGCCACAGAAGCCCGGCAAACCCTGTTCGATGGCTTCCAAAATCTCTTGCTCAACGCCGCCGCGGCTGGCTTCAATAGCGGCCGTTGTGCTTGATGTGTCCGGGGCACGATGCAACAGGCCGCCGGCAGTAACGGCCGGGTTCAAATCGCTGGGGATAGGGTAGGTCCACAGGAAGTCCGAAACAATGGCGTAGCCTTCGGCCCGCAACCAAGTATAGATTTTGGGGAAGTAGTCCCCGCCCATGCCGTCCCGGGTCACGTCCGCGGCGCTTTGTTGCGCGGAGTGGAAGACCGCATAGCGGCGGTCGTCGTTCGTCTTCGGCAAGTCTGATTTGCTGTTGCAATTGAACATGAAATTGCCGCAAATGTCCGCGCTGATTTGGTCGACGCCCTTGCTTTCAATCTCAAGCCCGTCACCCCCGGTAATCATCGGTTTCAGTTCTTCGATAATCTCCATTTTGGCGCCAGGTACGTAGATATCTTCCACGGCATAGAACGTCTTGCCGACCATCCAGCCATTGAATTGCGCGGCCAGCTTGGACGCCTTGGGCCAATGCACATACCGGCGCCCGATGGCTTCCGCAACGCAACGGCTTAACAGGCTCTTGCCGTTGCCCGGGGCGCCTTGAATCAGCGGCGCCCATTGGAACTTGTGGCCTTGATGCTGTACGCAAGCGGCCATGTAGCAAATGAGAATTTGGCGGTCGCGTTCGTTCGGGATGATCTTTGCCAGGTGCGCCAAGAATGGCGTCGCGTCCCCGGTCTTGCGCGGGACGTCGACCGGCCAATAGGTGTTGACGAAGACCTGGCCGCCACGGCTCACCAAGGCGCCCGGCTCCAAATCCGGCCGGAAGCACGTCGAGTCGGCGCGGGGTGCGCGGTAGGCTTGGGATTGGGTGAAGGCTTCCCAGGCGTCCCGCGTGGTCTTTTCGTTCGCCGTGTCCATGGTGAAGGTGTATCCGCCAAAATGAACTTTGAATTGCTCCGGCTTGAGCGTATTACCGCCGGGGACCAAGACGCGATGAAGGTCGCGGACATAGACGCAACCGGCAAACAGGCTCAATTGTTCGTCGTTATTGATGAAGGTTGACCCCTGCACCATCGCCGGCCGCGGCGGTTCGTTCGTGGCGCTCGGTGCGGGGCCTTCTGGCGTGCCGGCCACAGGTTCCGGGGCCTTGTCCGTCAGCACTTCAAATTGACGCCCCACGGCGCCCAGGATGGTGCGGGGCAAGTAGTCTTCCCGCTCCCACTTGTCGCGCACTAAAGCGGACTTGCCGGCCAGGCGCAACATGCGTTCACAGTCCTTGCCGGTCCAGAAGGCCAAATGCTGGCACAAGGCGGCATCGGCGCTGCTACTGTCATAGGCGCGGGCGGGGTCCGGGTAAGCCTTGCTCAAGGCTTCGATATTGCCGGCCCACAGGTCCGCAAAACTGGCACGGCCGCCGAATGCGGAAGCCGTGGATTGTGACCGGAGAGCCCGGCGGATAAGTTCGTCGTCGTCCGCAGGGCCGCGCCATTCCGCGACCGGGCCGTCCGTCCACCCCTGTTCCATCGCTTGCGCGGCATCGGGCGGGAAGTAGTTTGCAACCAGGGCCGGGAGAATGTGGGAGCAATCAAGGCCGGCGTTTCCGCTGGCGCTGGTGCCCGTCAGGGCCACGAAGCGGCCGGAATGGTAGAACTCCAAGCCCAAGGCTTCATTCTTGCAACCATGGACCGGCGGGCGCCCCGTGCCGAAGACGTGAAGCCCTTTGCCGCTTTGGCTCACTTCGATGGCGGCGCCGGCCAGGACTCCGCAAAGTGACTTTGCCAGGTCGGACCAATCGGACCCGTCGGGCAGCAAGCAATTATCAAGGTCAAGGAACCAGAAGGGGTCGGCTTCCGTGAAGACGAAGCCCACGCCATACGGGGCGCCCCACGACGCCGCGGCGGCGATGGCGGTCGCGTGGTCCGTCCAAATGGCGGCGTCGTGCGCGTTTGCCACACGGCCGGAGCGGAAGTCGACGGGGAATTTGTCCGTTTTGCCGGGACGTGTGCGGCTTGGTTGAGCAATGTAGACGATGAATTGACGATATGCGCCCATTGCCCCCAATGCTGGCGGGAGTTCACGCATAGGTCAGCCCGCCAGTGTGTTGAGGGCGGCGGCCTTCAATTCCGACGGGGCTTTTTGCGCACATTTGTCGCCTGCGGCCAAGCCTTGGGCAACGACGGATAAATTACTATCCTGAATGGCGGCCCGCATGATTGCCCGCTTAAAGCTAATCATGGTGCCGAAGTATTTAGAAATTAGACCTTCGGAGCATCCGGCGCATTCAGCGACGGCGGCCCGGGTCAACTTGGAGTAGCCGCCAGGTTTGGCCGCAACCTTAATTGCGGCGGTCAAAATCTCATTGTTACGGTCGGCAGGGTGAAGGCGCTTTTTTGTCATTTCGGTCTACTCGGTAAATTTGCTTATGGGCATTGTGCAAGATATTGACGGGAGCGTCAACGGTTAAAGTGTTCCCTCTCCGGTACAGAAGGCGACGTCGGCCCCATCCTTGGCGCCCAGCATGAGCCAGTTTAATTGCGCTTGCTCATGGTCGTCGCCGGTATAGTGCCAGCCGACCTTTTTACACTCCCGCAAGACGGTTTGCGCGATGCACAAGCCCACATGCTGGGGACCGATAGGGAAGGGGCGCCAGCCGACCAAATCGCTGGATTTAAGCACTTCGTTGACCTGTTTGGATTCATTCGCCAGGCCATAGCGCACGGGGACGCCCCGGGAATCAATCAGGGCGCCGACATTGTTGCGGAATAGGCGTACCCCTTTGCGGGCCGCTTCCAGGCGCACAGCGGCTTGCACAGCGGCTTCCGACGTGCCTTTGACGGCCGGCGGTAGATCATGGCCGCCGTGCATGCCAAAGATGGCTTGCAGTTCGTGAAGGGCTTGCATGCTTACCCCGTGGCGGGCGGCCCATTGGTAGACGGCTGGGGTCATGGCCGACACTCCATGTAAGCCCTTATGACGGCTTCGGCGGCTCCCGCGTTGATCGCGTTACCGTAGG